TATCGCTATTTAAATCAATAGTGTAGCTAGTTGTTCCTTGCTTTAAGGCTTTGTGTACTCCTGATTGAGTACCAGTAGTATTAATTTTTGTTCCAGAAACTGCATTTGCATAATTAGTTGAAACATTAAAAGTATTTTCAGTTAGGTTTGTTACATAGTAAACAGTATTTACACTTAGTCCAGTTGGTAATGCTCCAGTTGTAGAGAACTTAATGGCATCACCAACAAGGTATGCATGAGTTGGTTGGGTAATTACTGCAGGGCTTGCAATAGTAATTGTGCATATGTCAGCATTGTCTACATAAGTTAATTCTTCATATTGTATATAAGTATCATTTGTATTATCATAAACACTATAAACCAAACTGCTTGTATTTTGTGGGGTGGTATAGGTAAAACTAGCAGTTCCTAAATCATTTACTAAAACTTCCATTTAAATACCATAGAAAGATTCTACTTCTTCCTTGGTAGCCTCCCTTACTTCACCTGCTTGACGAGCTAATATTTGCTCTGCCAGCGATTTGTTAACAAGTACAAATGGTTCGTCAATATCAAACTTAACACCATTTCCAGCATAATATCCACCACGTTTAATTACCATAGTTAAAAGAGTTTTTTCTTCTTTTTCAGATTCTACTTTTGCTTCTTGTAATTTTACCTTAACTTCTTCTTTTGTAGGACCGTCTTCATAGTCAAACAACGACTTTGATGATTCTTCATACATATTCCAAGTAATTTTAGCCTCTTCAATAGCTTCAATAATATCTTGTTTTCTTGCATTCTTTGATATTTCAATGTCAAACGCTAGACATAAACCTTTAAGGTCTCCGATTGTTTTATTAGATAACATAAATCCTCCTAATTATTAATTATACACTAAAAAGAAGTAAGGGTCGAACAAAAGCCCGACCCTTACTAAGATAGTCTTGATTAGCTCGCAGGAACTGCGTATGCTACGGCTGACTTTTCTTCTAGTGCTACACCCATACGGACATATACTGTATATTCTACAGAGTCCTTGCGTGGAACAAAGAAGCGATGTACTGTAACGTCTCTCTGGAAACCCCAAATACGGTTTGTTGGAACTGTAATGTCTACGAAACCTTCTGGGTACAAAGGAACTTCCTGTACTGGAAGACCAAAGATGGTGTATTGAGCACCAGCTGGACCACCAACACGAGGAGTAACTCCATTGATTACACCAGATGCAATGTCATAAGGTACTGAAGTTCCGTCAGTTGTGTTAACTGTACGAAGCTCTGTTAGTAACTCCTGAATATGCTTGCTGTTCATGTAGAACTTTAGATCCTGACGGCGAGCCTTGAACTTACGAGGCAATGCATTGTAGATTGCTTCGATAGCATCAAGAGACAACTTTGTAGAAGAACCATCACCTGATTCTGGGCTTGTTTCCCAGATATTAGTCATGTCTGCTACTGCTGCTGCTGCTTCGTGAACACCTGCATAGTTTGTATCCTTAACTTGACGGACAAACCCTGCAAGAGTTGTATTGTATGTACCATCACCAGAAGATCCTGGACGACCGTTGATTGCAATGTCCTCAAGATCGTTTCCGAACTGAGTTGCCATCAAACGTACAACGTGATCCTCCAAAGACGCACCTTCAATCGAGTCCTCAAGTGATTCGGTTGATAGTTCGTACTGTAGGCGGAACTTTGTTGTTACTAGTTCGACTTTTGTAAATGCTGGAGCACTGTTTGCGCCTGTATCATCAGCTTGTGTAGCTTTTGTAACAAGACGTGAACCAACACGGATCTTATCCAATTCCATAGTATTTCCACGCATCGTAACCTTGCGACCATCGTTAGCGAGAACCATCTGATCAAAGATGTAATCGATAAACTGTGCGGATTGTGTTGGATTAAGAACACCACCTGCGTCACCTGAATTTCCCTGTGCAGTCATTGCACCTGGAGATGTTAGTGGAGAAAGAACTGTGCCACTTGCTGTGGCTTTTTCTAAAATATCACTCATTTTTATTTTTCACCTGCCTTTTATTTTCTAATTTAAGTATTGCGAGGAACTGAGGAAGCGTCCCCCCCATACAGAATCTGACTTCTGCATAGTTGTTTCTGCGGAACTCTCGAGCTCCCCAGATTTCTTTACAGCGGTATCATTTTCTACAGATTCCAATCTTCCATTAATTGTTTGTACTGCATTTACGATATCCGCCAAACCTTTGTTGATCTCTTCTAAACGAGAATCATTTTCTACAAGCTTATCGGTTAAAGCTTTTGTTACTTCTGCAACAGTGTTTACAACACCATTAACGGCAGCAGCATTTGTTTCGCCACTCTTTGTAAGAGCTTCGCCAACAAAATTTTTGATTTCACTAAGAGTCTTTTCAAGGTCAGTCGCCTCACCATTATCGGTGGAAGCGTCATCTGCAGATCCCTCTGTATCTACGGATGTTTCGACTGTATCTTCTGTTACTTCAACTTCATCAGACTTTGCAATCTCTTCTTCTGCTGGGGCTTCTTCAGCTTCAACAATTTCATCAACTACAATTTCTTCTGCAACTTCTACAATTTCTTCAACTGTAGCGTCTTCTGCAACTTCGTTATTTTCAGTCATATCAACACCTCCTTCATTTATTTGTGTGGCAACTGACTTTGCGCCATTTGCCTCATTCACTACTGTGTTAGGTAGAGAAACTTCTTGTTGTACGCCAATAGATTTAAGGACTTTGGTTGTCCAAGATCTAAGTGTACTCATTTTATGTCCTACAACTGTTTTAGATGGTTTCCAAGAATTTCCATCTTTTTCATAAACTCTGATAGTAACCGCTGGATCTTCTGGAGTTCCAGTGATTGTAAAATCAGAATTTGGTACTTTAATTTTACCATTAGTTACTACTCTTGTTATCTTACCTCTTGCTGTACCACCTGAAGAACTCCACTGAACAAAATCTCCAGTAGAATAATCTCCTGCCTTTTTAACATATTTCTTTTTTGGCTTTATTTTACTCCCCATTCTATTTTGGTCTGGATACCTGTTAATTGTATCTTCATTTGTAACAGTTCCTGCTGCTACTTCTTTATGCATTTGAACTACTTTTGACATTGCTTCTTCAACATTTGACTTTGTAATTTCATCAATCCAACCAATAGATGAAAGTTCAGAACGGCATGAAGAGCATGAATATTTTTCTTCATTTGAAAGATATGCCATTTCTTCTTGTTCACACCAGAATACATTTTGGATATTGGACTTGGAGAACATTCCATCCACAACATCGCCATCGATTGTTTTCTGAATAGAAAAAATATTAGCAAACTGATTAGCAGGTGAATCAACAAGTGATAGTTCTACTAAATCATATTCTTTAATGATACGAACTGTTTTGTTTGATTCTTCATCAAGTTCGGTATCTGTTTCTTTAATTGCACCGCCGATTGAAAAACCAGTGAGTGTACCATCAAGAACCATCTCCCAGATGTCTTGAGCACCCTTAGAAACATAAGTATCTACAAATACTCCCGTATATTGCTTCTTTGTTTCTGGGTCGAAAAAAGTGTCTGATCTAAAAGAAACAACCTTTCCTGCTGGAATAGGTTGGTGCATCAATCTTACATTACCACGAAAGTTTGCAAAAGCTTTTTCTGATGCTTCTGGAAGCACTCTATCGCCTTGTTTGTCAATATTATCAAGTGTTGCAAAGCCAGAAACAATACGCTTTTCTTCATCAATCTTAGAAATGGGCATAGTCAAGTTGACGCTGTTACCATTCATAGAAAGCGATGCTTTTTGTAAATTAATCATAACACTTTAATTATACAGTGTTTTTCTTGTTACGGTTGTTGTCTGCCTTCGCCTTGTGCATTTCTTGCACCAGTTTGACCTTCATCTGCTAGATTATTTTGACGCTGTTGGTCTCTTAGTCTATTTCCAGATGCCTGTGCAGTTTGTTCTGCAGCCTGTTGTCCTGTAAGTTGAACTGGCTCATCTCCCCCAGGAATACCAGACATACCCATTCTAGATCTAACTTCATTAGGAAGAATTACCTGCATTCTTAAGTAACGCTCATCAATCTTAGACTGTGTATCCTCATCAGTAAGGGTAAGTTCATTAAATGCAAACTTAAACATATCTGTCTTTTCAGAAATAATTGCAGTAATTCTTTTTTCCAAAGCATCTTGTGCTGGACGAGTAACTTGTTCTTTAAAGCTCTTGTCTGCTTCTTTAGCAGCAGCAAGGGAAAGACCTTCACCTGCACCAACTTTAGTCATTGGAACACGGTGTGCCATAAGGATTTCTTGAAGATTAGACTTACGATACTTATCAAATGATCCGTCTTGAATGCCATTTTCAACAGCTTCCATCTTAACTTCAACCTTAGAACCTGCATCATCTCCAGGAAGTGGGACAATAAGTGTTCTATGAGATTGACCACGAAGGTTATTCTGGAAAAACTCAAATAACTTTGATTCTGCATCTCTAGAAAGTTTTGCTCCTTTAATCCAGAAAATATAGCGTGGTGTTGCTTTGTTTTCAAAGTATTCTAAGTTAAACTTTGAAGCAAACTCATTACCTGCCATAGCATTTTTTGCAGGAACAATAGCAGGAACACCATAATAAGTATTTGTTGGTGTGTAATCAGCAATATGAATAATTTCATTTGGTCTTGGGTCTATACCAATAGGTGCTGGGGTATCTTCTTCATCATGAAAATTCTTAAAGAATGTAAACTTTCCACCAACAAGTTGAACAAATCCATCACGAAGTCTACGAACACGCATTGTTGCAGCAGGAATATGACCAATATATCCAATCTCTCCAGTAGTTTTTCTACCGATTTCAATATATCCATTTCCAGTTGTTGCAAAGTCAAGATATGCTTTTGTCAATGTTGTTGTAAATGTATCGTCATCATTTCTTGTATCTAGCCAATCCAAAATCTCTGCTTTTGCACGTTCTAGTTTCTTTCTAGACCTATTTAATTTATCTGGACTATCTGCCATATCTTCAAGCATTTGTTTAACTTTTAAAGAAGGTGTCAAGTCATAACCTAAGCCAACAATATTAGTTACCTTTGCATTAATTGCAGCATAATTAGCAGATGAAACCTCATAGGTTTTACCAAGTGAAATAAGATTATATGGTGGTTCTACTACATCAAAAAGACCGTATCCATATTGAAGGAAGATAAGTTGCTTTGACTCTGCATCATCACCGCCAATACCATTTAGCGGAGCAGCATAAGTTGCAGATGTAGCACCTATTTGTGCTGCCTTTTCAAGTTTTCTTTTAGCATTGCGTTTAAAGTTTTGACTGATTCCATGATACTTTAAAAGTTCTGAAGATGCTAATTTAAACTCATCAACTGTTACAAGCTCTGCACTTTTTTGTAGGCTGTCAATAGCAATGTCTCTTCCCCAAATCATTTGACTTTGAGGTACTTCGTTATCCTCTACTCTTTCGCTCATTTGCAAAAATTTCCTTCCAGTTGTCGGTATCTCCGTAAGGAGTATATCCCTCACCCATTCTGTCAATATCTTCTCTTGCCTGAGTATCGCTAACTCTGCCAACTCCAGGCATAAACTTTGCTACACCATCTGGTTTGCCCCAATACGCTGCTGCTTTTGCAAGAGAGCTCATTTTTCTAATATCATGTTTCATTGAAGGAACATTAAGGGTATTACCATCATCATCCTTAAATGGCTCTCCATTTGGCAAAATCCAAACATAAATTCCATATTCTGCGGTAGACTCAACCGCTTCTACACCCTTTTTAGTATTATTCATACCACTATGATACCATTTTTACTATTCTGTGGCAATAGTTTGTGCAATAGGCTTAATATAATTTTTCCATTTAATTTTTTCTCTTAAAGATATTTCTGAAAAAGATGTTCCATTATATTCAAAATGTCTTAATCCATTATTTTTTGAAGGTACTGAATAAACATCTCCATTAGATAATGCTATTTTTGTAAGAACTAGGCTTCCTGTAGAATTTACAGTTTTCTTTTGATAGTTATCCATTGTTGTAACAGTGTAAAGATAATGCTTTCCAGATACTGGAGCATAAATAATAACTTTATCTCCTGGAATTAATTGTTTATTATCAACAAGAGTTTTTTTGTAAACAGCGTCATTATACTCTTTTGCATAATTTGTAAAATATAAAACAGTATTTGCTGTTGTGGTAACTGATTTATTTAAACTTAAAGTAGTTAGGGCTAGGGAATCGTTTGTAGATATTCCAGTAATTAAAGCATTAAATACCCCTGCTTGAGAAGTTCCAAGTAAAATAGAGTTATTTTGAGTTAGATAGGCACTAGATGGAACCTGAATAGATGCTGTTGTTCCAGTAGTATAGGTTAATTTTTGAATACTATCATCATTAATATCTTGTTGAATATAATTGATTGGGATGGTGACTGTAGATGCACCTGCTATTGATGACAAAATAGTATTATTTGTGTCAGTCATTAGAACGCTGGCTTCTTCTACCTTAGGTTTATAATATGTATAAATTTTATATGGAATTGGTGCAACAGTTTCTGTTTGTTTATCATTAAGTTTTATAATAGCATTGTCTGTAACACTTGCAGTAACGCCTCCAACGGTAAGGTTATATAAGTTTGTAATAAAACTAGCATATGAAGATGAAGCTACATATGGGCTTGAAAATAGCATCAACTGGTCAATATTAATTAGTGCTGCTTGTCCAGATGCACCCAATGTTATAAGAGGAAGGCTAAGTGGGGTAGTAAAAACTAAAGTTACTTGTTGCCACTGATCTAATAATACTGGACCATTTGACGCAGAACCGTTAATATAAGATGTAATATTAGATCCCTTTGTTACTGTTCCAGTGCTACCGATACTAAAGTTAGTATTTGCATTGCTTGTATTGAAAACTGAATATGTTCCTGCACTTTGACCAGATGAAATATATAGCATAAACGATACAACCTTTATACCAGAACCTTCAAGTGATTGGATATCATGATTAATAGTTGCATGTGTTTTATAAAGGTTTAGTCCACTATAAAATCCATTATAAAGTAGAGGTGTTTCAATAAGGTCTGGAATATTTAATGATGATGACGTAGAGTCAAAATATATTTTTGCTGGATTACCGCCTGGAGATGAATTATTAAGAATATAGTTTGTTGTTCCAGAATCATCTGTTTCTACTGGATATGTGAAAAGTCTTAAATAGTTAATGGCAGCTGGTCGATTAACCAAGTCATCTGTTGATAAAGTTATGGATATTGAAATAATGTCAACTGGGTTTGTTGTTGAATTTTCTGCTTGAACTGATGATTTATTTAACCAAGAGCCAGAAGTAATTATCCTATCTGATATTACTGTATCTGAAAGACTTGTGCTTGTAACGGCTCCATTTGAATAAACCTTTGAAGAAAAACTTGTTGTTGCAGAAGATGATCCTTTTGGATTTCCAACCTCAATTCTAGAAAATCCTGTAATTATTGAATTAATTGGACATAGGGATTGTTTTGAAATATCAATTACTGCTGAAGCGGAAGATGCAATTATAAATCTTTTTTGTTCGTATGACGGTGTTGTTGTATATATATTAGATAATAATGCAATGTCTGAAACTGTTGTATTTTCAGTAACAGTTGAATTAACTGCTCTTATTTCTTCAAGCTTTCCTTGAAAATAATTTTGTGCAATAGACTGATTTGCATCATCAAACCAAGTTTCATCAGATCCTATTCTTATTGAATATGCAGATAGAGATACATCAGAAAGGGTTGGTTTAGAGTAGGTTATATCTCCAGCTGTTCCATAAAAAATAAACTGACCAGATGTTTTTACATAAAAACCAACATAAAAATCTCCACTTATTGTCGGTGCAGCATTAGTTGTTAAAGTTCCATTAATATCAAAAACTATGTTTGAATTTATCAAATAGCATTCAATATAATTTAAGGACTCTTTTGATCCAACTAAAAACAAAGTTTGTTTTGTTGAGCTAACGGTAACTCCACTGCCATTAAATCTAAATATCCATCCACCATCATTTTGAGGAATAATTACATCTGCATTTTTTATCTCAAGATATGATGATGAGTTAAATGAAAAACCAGTGCTTGTAAACAATGAATCTTTATTAGATAGATTTAATCCAGATACTTGACCAATAAATGGTTCTTGTTGTTTTTTTACTGTTAATGTTCCATTATTCAATGACACATTGCTATAAGAAGAAAGGCTCCAAGGGTTTTGTGAACCATAGTCATATTTTCTTATTGGACCGTGAGTGTCCATAGAAAAATTATAAACTGCTCCACCGTTATTGTTTATAAATGATGCTGGGATATTATATCCACATCCGTAAACAAAATGCCTTAAAGATCTTTCTCTTGGAAGAACAAAGGAGTATAGAGAAATACAATCAAACTGTATATTTGAAATATTTGCTGGCTTAAGGAACCAAAAAAACTCATCTGCACTATCATATAATGGAAATAATGACTCTGGGTTATATATTGATTTTGAAGATAAAACTCCGTTAACGGTTAAAGATATTTCATTTGGAGAATAAGAAGCAACAATATGAAATGGCTTATTTATGGAGTCAATCTGGACAGCAGTTTCAAAGTATCTATTTACAGTTCCCAACCTAAATACAAAATAGTCATTTTTTAAAAATATAGAGGTGGCGTAATCATTGTCCCCAATACCGTTAACATCATACTTTTTAACAATTACCTGTTCTGTTGAATGTGATGTATCTAGTTTTACCCAAAACTCTAGAGAAGATTTATTTCCAACATCTTTAGCAGACATCTTGTTTAGTGATGGAATTTTTATATATCCACTGCCAGCAATCTTAATTGACTGTTTTTCTCCATAAACAATAGGAATATTTACCTTTGTTGCTGTATTGTAAACACCAGTATTAAAGGCTGTTGCACCACCATCAGTATATAAAAACCTATCTGGCGTGACTGCAGAACCATCCGTTACAGTAGAGTCATTTAAAGACCAAGTAATAGCTGGACTATCTTTTTGAATTATTGCAGAATAGGACATATGGCATCCATTTTATTATACCGCTTTAGAGATCTCGTTTATCTCACAAGCTCCTGCAACACAAGCTAAATCTTGTACGGAAGTTGTCCCATCAAATGTTTCATAGATTTCAAGCCATTTCCAGTCAAGATCCGCAGGAGTCTCTGAAACAAGAAGTTCATATTCTTCCTTATTGATTTCTTGATATGGGGCTTGCTGATATGTGTGCTCTGAATAAGGTAAGAAAGATACACCTGACATTTCATCAATGTGTTCAAATACCCAAGCACCTACAGCCATCCATTCATTTTCCTTTACAGATACTGTAATAGAAGGTTTATGTTCTGCCCAATGACGTTGGTATGCAAGCCAGATATCTAA